CGGTTCGAACATGTTCAATATTGATCCCGGCGCGAACAAGTTTCATTTGGTCGGAAACGTATATAAGAGAGGCGGCGCTTCTCAGAACGATTTTCCATGTGTATACGGAGCCGCAAATTCAGCAGTCAAGGTCTCGGGAGGAGACAACATCTGCCCGGCGGGACGAACTACAGACTATGCACAACAACCTAGTCCGGTCCTCACACCAAAAGTCACAGATATAATTCCAGCGGCTAACTTACTCGCGACTCTTCTCCCTGACGTCGGCGCTCGACCATGGGATCGTTTCCCGATGGATGCTCGAATACTCGCGGAAGTTGAGGCAGGAGTAGGGACGATCAAGGATTGCATCACGGCTTGTAACACTAACCCCGATGGAACTTTGGACGTACCCGCTGGACCGTGGCCTGTTATCGGCGCTGCTACTACTCCAGTCTCTTCGCCGACTCCAACAGTGGCAATTGTTCCGACTGTCACACCATCGCCTTTGCCGACTGTAACGAGTGCGCCCACTCCGAACATTGGAGCAACATGTGCAGCAATTGCGACTCCGACAAAGACAGCTACGCCAACCAAAACAGCGACACCGACCAAAACGCCTACGCCTACGCCTAAGATGTGTTTAGTCCCGTGCTAAAGGAAAAATGTTACAGATGTAGAAGAACCCAAGGAGCCCAATGCCGAAGAAAATGTCTAATTTGTTGAGGAGCCCGAAATGACAGTAGTACCACAAACAGCCGAATTCTGGACGAAAGCAACTGAGTTCACGGGCTATAATCAAATCGCCATGGCGGCGCAAGCGGTCGGCACTCAACTAGACGATAACTTTTATGACGGGGAATCTGCGGGGTATAAAATTAAAGATTATACGGGCAGCGCGTCTTACGATTCGTACATAACACGCCAGTATGACGAGTACGTCTACTATGGAACTGTTACGGCTACCAATTACGGTACTTCGGGGTTTAGGGCCTTCACAGATGGTTTTCTGGAAGACGTTTTGCGGGCAACTACCAGAGCCACCGCAGCAAAAGCGGCCATTCTAAGTATCGTGCAGAATGCATCCTATCATTCAAGCGGTACGGTATCAGATGATCCAAGCGCTGAATTTGACGATAATGGAGGGTCTCGCGAAGTAGCCTACGCGCTACGTAATCACATCAATGCCAAGCGGGCGGGGCATATCTTAACGGGAACCCAAGAGGCGCGTATGGCAAAACTCTATGGGCACGCTCTAGCTCATATGGACGCCTGGGCAAATGGCACCACCAGGTTCCTCAAGTGCTTTCAGATGGCTTTATCTGCAAGGGTCCTAATTGCGTACTACATGTACGTCACACCAGCCCCCAGTATCGTCACTAAGATTGCAGCGGCAGCCGATAAAATGTGGGCAGTGGCATGGAAGGACGCAGCCGGAACGTGGGGGGATGGTCAATCTATGCTGTATCTCTACCGATACGTGCCTAACGTGCTAAGCCCTAGCGGTATTTACTATCCTGGTGAGGATGATTTCACAGCTGCCGATCTGAATTTCCTAATTAGCCCTGTGTATGCGTGGCTCTACTATCAGACCGGACAAGCGAGGCACCGAACAAGGCATGACTCTCTCTTTCAGGGTGGCATTCCGGTTTACGGACCTGACAACGCCTATCACATTTCCGGCACATTCTTGGGCACCATTGCCGACCCAACAGGAAAGCATATCAATCAGATGCTGTACTGGGCACCGCAAGGAATTGCCTGGGCGGAGTCGGAATCAATCCACACAGGAGGTGGGCCATACGCAGCAAAAGATTTTATGCCAGCATTCTCAGCATTTCAAGCAACCCGATTAGCGAAGGTCCTTAGCTGATGCGGCAGACGCCTGCTCAATTACTCGGGCACCACCTCGAATATCTGCAACTTATGCCAACGCACGAGTATCGGTTTCACCCAAAAAGGCGATGGAGATTCGACTTTGCTTGGCCGGACATCAAATTTGCTGTTGAGGTAGAGGGAGGAATTTGGACGGGCGGACGACACACAAGAGGTAAAGGTTTTGAGAATGATCTAGAAAAGTACGCACATGCTCTACTGCTCGGCTGGAGCGTGCTCCGGGTTGGCGACAAGATGATACACGATGGCACCGCAATACAGATGATTCAACAGCTATTGAGGCATTGAATATATGTCGGAAGATACGTTTGAGAGGCAGCCACAACGTTGCAGAGCTCTTTTGGGCGCAGTTCTGATTACCGCTATATTTGATGCTCAAGGACGCGATGCGGGGGCGAGCAAACACGATAAACGCTATGCATTGCGTTGGCTGACAGACGAGGAGGACGATGATACTATGTCCTTTGCCTGGGTGTGCGAGCAGCTGGGATTACTGCCAGATGAGGTCAGGCGAAACATCATGATGCTACTCGAGCAGCCAAAGGCGCACGGCTGCACGAAAATGCCGAGGCTCGATACAATGTCGATACTAATCGAGGAGGATGTAGAGTTTGCATTCTTCCCCATACTAAGACTGTGACGAATGCCAGCAGGTAGACCAACCAAATACAAAGGTGAGGAGACGTGCGAGAAGGCACGAGGACTCTGTTTGAAGGGTGCTACGGATGAGATGCTGGCGATTGCTCTTGATATCGACATCGCCACTCTTTACCGATGGAAGAACGATTTTTCAGAATTTTGCGAGGTCCTAAAAGATTCCAAGAGCATTCATGATGTCGAAGTAGAGGCGAGCCTAGCGATGGCCGCCAAGGGCTTCACTGGGCCCGATGATAAGTATTACCCGCCCAACCCCACATCCGCTATCTTCTGGCTCAAGAACAGACAGCCAGCTAGGTGGCGCGATAAGCAAGAGCATGAACACACGGGCAAGGATGGAACGCCCCTAGTCCCGGTGTTAAATATTGGCAACCCCACAAAGAACTAGCGAAATCTGGTTACCCCAATTCCATCCAAAACAACAGTTCTTTGCAGATTCGGACGCGACTCAAATACTATTAGGTGGAGATACTAGAGGGGGCAAGACAGCGGGATTTAAGCTCTGGCTTATTCGCATGTGCGCCATGTTACCAGGCCTTCAATGTGATATTTTTCGCTTGCACGAGGACGACGTGGTCGGTTCGTATATGCGGGGTGATTTCTCGTTTCCTGTGCTGCTTAATCAGTGGATCAAGGACAAACTAGTAACAGTCAATCAAACCGAAGTTAAATTTTGGAATGGCTCATATATCTCGCTTGAGCATTGCAGCACTGACTCAGCTATGAGCAAGCACCAGGGCATCCCAAAGCACATCAGGGCCTTTGACGAGGCAGGTCAGATACCGGAACGCCGCATGAAGTGGCTAACGGGGTGGATGATTTTGAACGAGGATATGAAGACTAAACTTCCGGAGCAGTACCGAGAGGCATTTCCCAAGGTCCTTTTCCTATCGAATCCTATCGGACCATCAAAGCCTTATCTTAGAAACAGATTCGTCAAAGCACGACCCAAGTTTTCAATTGAGAAGGTCGGAGCGTGGAAGCTACAATACATTCCCTATCGGGTTGAGGATAACCCGTCCGAGGACGCGGAGATGACTAGGCTTCGAGTCTTGGACGCAACCGATCCAGCTACCGCCAAGGCTCTTCTTAATGAGGATTGGGACGCTCAGACAGGTAATTTCTTCGAGATGTGGGATTCTGACAAACACGTAATCAAAGACTTCACGATCCCTGATTTCTGGCTACGGTTTCGCACGTTCGATTACGGTTCGTATGAGCCCTGGGCCTGTATTTGGTGGGCCATCTCTCCGGGCGCAACGATTCACAAGGGCACGCCGCACGAGCGCTACCTACCCAGGTATTGTCTAGTCGGATACCGGGAATGGTACGGCTGCAAGGCTGAATATCCCACTAACGATCGAGACAAGGCAGTTACAAATCTCGCACCAGTCGGGTGGTCCAACACCGATATGGCCAACGGAATTATTGATCAGACAGAAGAGCGCTTCGATGCTCAGCCGATCTTTACAGACAAGTTTCCTTTCAATAACTTAGGTGGACGTACAATTGCGAAGGATTTTCTCGACGCTGGGATCAATCTCAAGTTGGGAGATACCAACCGCAAAAATCGCGCATCTCTGACAATTTCCAAACTAAACGGCGAGAAGTTGATCGCTGGCAGTGACGAGCAATGGCCCATGATGGTGTTCTTCGAGTCGTGTAAATACTGTCAGGACTACATCCCTATGGTTGAGCGTCATCCAAGAGAGGGCAGACCATGGGACTACGCCGAGAACGGAGAAGCCACTCATATAGTCGACTGCGTTACCCTCGCGGCCATTATGAATAAGGTCGTAGTCGATGCACCTACCGACATAGCAACGGAAGTTAGTAGGGCCATGAAGGACAAACGAACTATTCGGCCATCACTAAATGACATAATACCCGGGTTAGGGATATGACAGCAAACGGGTGGTCACTTGATTATTTAAGGCTTCCAATTGGCTAAAAAGCGCGACTCAAAAGCCAAGCAGCTAGGTGTATCAGACATTTCGCCCGATAGATCAGCACTCAATAAGCAGATAGAGGACGGCGATACCATTACGATTGAGGATGTGCGCCAGTTCTTTGTTGATGGCAAGAAGAAACGAGAAGACTACAAAAACATAGCTGATAAGTCGTGGAATGAAGTCGAAAAGAGAAACAATCTTGGAAAGCTCTACGAAGCCAAGCGATGGGTCAGATTTCCCCTTTGGTGGTCCTGTTGGAAAATACGACAACCGATTACCCTCGCTAGGCTTGCGGTTCCGGTTCTCAAGGATACACAAGGCGACGACCCATATGGTCGCACTGCTTGCGTCATTGGAGAGAGGTTTGCAAAAGGAATTCTGAAGACCTTTGAAGCCTTTCCGGAATTCTCAGCGGCGAATGATGATTTTTTGGTTACCAACTTTGGTTGGGGAAGATGGTGTTATCGAAGCACTGAAATCGAAGAAGAAGAGAAAGTAAGGCTGCAGGTTCAGCAACAAGAGCCACCACCTCCTCCGGAACCAATGATGGGACCGGACGGGCAGCCACTACCAGACCAGGCACCAGCCGCAACACAAGAACCGTTACCGCCATTATTCTTCACTCCCGAGGGAGAGCAGATAGATCCATCGATGGTTCAAGAGGACGATTTAGGACCGTTCGTTTCTACTGGGCAGATGGTCACTATAGACAACGAGGAGGTGTACTTTGATGCCTGTGACTATGGCGGCCTAGTGGTAGATCCGGACGCTGTCCGGTGGAGCAAAGTAACGCGCATTGGAATGGAGTATCCTTACAGTTACCGCGAATTCAAAGAGAAGTTCGGACAGGCTGCAGTTGATAAGCTCGCTATCACTGACTTAGCCGACTACAAGTCAGGAAAGCAGTCGATCACAGTCCAAGAATACTACGACTCAGTTCTAAAGGAAGTCCGATGGCTGGCGCAGGATTCCACAGATTTCTTCCAGCCCAAACAGATGCAACCCAAGGACGGAGAAAAGCCCGATAACTCGGATCCCTATGGCCTCTCGAGCGTCTTTCCGTGTACCGAGCCTCTCGTCATAAATCAATCAACGCGAAGTTTTTGGCCAACGCCTGAATACTTCCAAGTGCAGGATCTACTCGACAATATTAGCTCGATAGTTACGCGCTCAATGCAGCTTACTAAGGCGGTGCGTATTAGATTCCTTTTTGATAGCTCAGTTAAGCCGCTGGCGTCACTAATCGGGGAAAATTGGGCCACAGGTGAGGGTACCGGAATGGGTATCCCAAACCTTGAACAGACCCTAATGAATAGCAATGGAGATCTGTCCAAGCTAGTCGCATATTTCCCGATCGATGAGTTGATGAAGGGGCTGCAGAACATGAACGCAGCTTTCGTGCAGGAGCTCGATAGATTCTACAACATAACGGGGTTTTCCAACCTAATCCGGGGCCAAGTCGGCAGCGAATCATCGAACGAAACCTATCGAGGCCTACAACTCGAGGGCAAGTTTGCGATGAACCGTATGGAGCCCTATCAGCGCAAGATCCAAGAGTGGATGAAGGATAACTATCAACTCGGAATGGAGATGGGCTTAAAGATGTTCTCTGATGAGACCATTGACGAGTACATTACGCCGCAGACGTTAGACCAGGAAGATAAGCAGCGTTACATACCAGCGCTCGAACTTCTCAAGAACAATCGACGCAATCGCTTCCGCATGGAATTCGAGACCGATTCCACCATTTCGATCAACCAGGAGTGGAAAAAGAGGCAGGCAATAGAGACGGCGGATGCTATCACCAAAATGCTGGAATCTATCGCCAACACTGCAGAGAAAATGCCGGAACTGGCAGACGCTGAACTGAAGGTGGCCAAGCACGTCATAGCGGAGCTCACAGACGGCAAGCTTTTCACTGACGAAGTTATAGACGCCATCCAATCGACCATCGATAAGTTCAGTCAGCCAAAAGAGCCAGAGCCGAACATTGATCTAGAGAAACTAAAGCTCGATAGCGCCATCGAAGGCGAGAAACTCAAGCTTGAGATGAGAAAGCAGGAATTCGCCGAACAAAAGGCAATGACTGACGATCGACTAACTCAACTTCAAATGCAGATGGATCAGGGCATCGAATCTGCCAAAATGCAGCAGAAGGAACGTCTTGATGGGTTTGCTCTACAGCTCGAGCAAATCAAGATGCAAAACGAGGCGGGAGCCTCATCCTCAGATCTGCAGCTTCGAGCCCAACAGATACAGGCTGACATTGCGTTAGCTCAGGAGGAGTTAGCCGGTAAGCGTGCAGAGTTTATGCTTGCCGCTCAAGAGATAGCTTCAAAAACCGAATTTAAGCAACTCGAACTAATCCTCGATCAGCGAGTAGCAGAGCAAAAACAACAGCTCGAAGAGATCTACGTAGGACTCGAGAAGCAAAAGACCATCCTGCAAGCTCAGGAAAAAATGTCATCTGAGCGTGAGAAGTGGGCGACCGAAGCGCGATTGCAAGATGAACACAAAGTCGATGTAGCCAGAGGGCTAGTCGAGATGCAAAAGACGCTGCAGGAAATGAAGACTAGCCCAACTCCCGTAGTGGTTCATCTGCCAAAATCTAAAAAGCGAAAGCGCTCCGGGCGAATTATTAGAGACGCAGCCGGTGAGGCTACGCACTTAGAAATCGATGAGGAGGAGGCCGAATAATGGCAACCGTAACCCTCAATCAGAA